GAGTAAACATAGCCTGTACCAATTCTATTCCATAAAGGAATGTTCCATACCCAACCATTACCAAGTGCATGGCAATCAGTTACGTTGTGCATTTGTTTTTCTCTATCAGTATAAGGTAATCTACATGCCCATGCTCTATCATTTGCTAAGTGTTTTTCAAAGTTCATAAAGTGTGAACCCATCCAACCTTCTAGCATAATAGATGCAAAACCTGTACAATCAATATACAAGTCACTGTTTAACTTAGTTCCGTCTGCACATAATACTTGTGTAACGTAACTGTTTGTATTGTCTTTCATATGGGAATGTACTTCGCCATACATATGTTTTACACCGTTAGGAATAGCAATTTTATCTTTTAAGTATTGACCAAATGCTGCTGCATCTAAATGATATGCAGTATCCCAATCAAAATTAAAGTTTCTTAAAACACCATCTTCGTTTTTAGTTTGCTTGTTTTGTTCAGCAAGTAATGTATTACCTGTACAAAAGAATCTTGCAAATTCTTCTGGAGTATATTGTTCAGGTTTTAGTGCTGCTAACTGTCTCCAGTTTTCCATGCCACCTGGCTTATCAGTATAATCGAATCCATCACTAAACGGATATTGAAATACTTCGCCTTTATTTTCTCTAAAGTTTGTAAATTGAATTGAGTTTTTATATGTTGCGTTACATGCTGGCATCCAATCTTCATCTTTAAGATCAAGCATTTGAAGATATCTATTAATATGTCCTAATGTACTTTCACCTACGCCAACTGTGCCAATTGTTTTAGATTCAATTAATGTAATATCTAAGTGTGGGCAACATTTAGAAAGTGCTGCTGCTGTCATCCAACCGGAAGAGCCGCCTCCAACAATTGTTACTGTTTTAATTTTCATATCTTTTCCTTTGGTGTATTTTATAATATACTACTATTATTTATCCTATGGTAGAGAGGGCAGAAATAAAAAAAGGCTCCGAAGAGCCTTTTAATATTTGGAGTATACTTACGTTTTTACTGGTTAATGCCTGGAACTGGATCGTTTGATTTATCAGTCCAACCGCTGTATCTTTTCCAAGCTGGTAAGTCCGAAGTGCTTGAATTACATGGCTTATTTTCGCTTGGTTCTGTAGTATTTCTTCTAACCATTGCTTCTTCTTCAGTGATTAGTTCTGGTGCTGCTGGTGCTGGAATCATTGATTTTACTGTAGAAATGTGTGATGCCCACGGTCCTGAAGCAGAAATACTTCCTGATTCTTGAACTTCGTGGAAAATCATATCTAACTGTTCACCAACTTCACCATAAGCAACTCTACGTGCTTCTGAATCTTGTGTGTATGGGCCGTCTCTTTCTACCCAAATCATTTGCTGTTGTTGTGGGGACCATTCTAATGTCCAATCTAAAGTGATCTCATCTGGAGCATCTACCCACTGGATTGATGCGTCAGGACCATTGTAGATTTCAAATTCTTCGCCGGGCTCTCTAATGTCTTGAACCCAACCTTGATATCCTATAAGTGCTTTTTTCATGGTTTAATATACTCCTATTGTCTTTTATTTATTACTTATATTCCTCAACGACTACAATACCTGGTCTTCCGTCTGAACCTCTATGTCCATGGAAATACCCGCCTGTACCACCTGTACCCGGCGCACTGTGTCCTTGATGATTGTGTGCAAAGTGTCCACCCTGTGGATGCCCTGACGGTGCTGCACCACCGAAATATGTTGATCCACCTGGACCAAACGAGTGGTGATGACAACCACCTCCACCTTGGTGAATATTTAAGTTTCCGCCATTACCGTTTCCACTTACACCACCTGAGTGTTGGTTTTGTCTGTTAGCCCCATGTCCACCGCCTGCTGACATATAAGGCCCAAAACTAGTTGTGTTACCATTACCACCAGCACCAGAGTAATAAGTACCTCCGCCACCGCCACCAATTGTAATACCAACTGAGCTGATTCCTGTTACATCCATTATTCTTTCTGAGTATCCACCAGCGCCGCCTGACTCTCCGTGACCACTTGCGCCACCGCCTCCGCCAACTAGTTTAACTCTAATGTATCTTACGCCACTTGGTCTGTTCCAAGTACCGTTACCTGTAAAAACTTGAATACCTGAGAAACCTTCGTTTCTATATTCTAATGCGTTACCTGAAGAGTTTGCAGAAAGAATAGTATTATTTCCTCCAACACTTGTAAGTCCTGTACCACCTCCACTTACTGGAACTGTACCTGTAACTACATTTGAACCTAAGTTAACTGCACCGTCTGCTAATTTGTTTGCATCAACAGCACCTGATGCAATGTCGTCTGCTGCAACTGCGCCTGCTGCTATCTTTGATCCTGTTAGAGTTGCATCAATAAATGCATCACCTGTGTACTGCTTTAGTGTTTGATAGTTAAATGCCATTTTAATAGAACTCCGTTACAATTATGATTCCCGGTCTACCGTCAGCACCTCTGTGTCCACTAAAGTATCCTGATGTTCCACCTGTTCCTGGTGAACTATGTCCTTGGTGGTTATGTGCAAAGTGTCCACCTTGTGGGTGTCCTGATGGACCTGGTCCACCAAAGAAACTAGCACCACCCATTCCTGCTGAACGTTGTTCGTGACTTCCGCCTGCACCACAATAGATGTTTAGGTTACCACCTGATCCAACACCAGGTAATCCGCCATTATGTTGATTATGTCTATTAGCACCGTGTCCGCCACCAGCTGATAAGTATGGACCAAAACTTGATCCACTTCCGTTACCGGCAGCACCAGAGTAGTATGTACCACCACCTCCACCGCCAACATTACAGCTCACTGAGCTAATACTTGTTACGTCAAGTACTCTTTCTGAATATCCACCTGCTGCTCCTGATTCACCATGTCCTGAACCACCGCCGCCTCCGGCTTGTACTTGTACTAAAATATATCGTACGCCACTTGGTTTGTTCCAAGTACCTGTACTTGTATAAACACTCATACCTCTAATACCTGTTGGTGTAAAGGTTAAGTTGTTATTACTTGAATTCATTGTTAGTGCTTGGTATGCTCCACCAACACTAGTTTGTCCTGTACCACCTTTATTAAATGCCGCTGTACCAGAAACTACACTACCGCCTAAGTTAACAGCACCAGCTGCCATCTTATCACTAGTAATAGCACCGTTCGCTAATTTTGCATTTGTAACTGAATCTGTGCCTAAATCTGCACCAGTAACTGTAGCACCATCTAAGGAGGTATTTGTTAAATTTTTCAGTGTTTGATAATTAAATGCCATTCTCTCTCATACTCCTTAATAGTAGTTAGTCACAATAATCATGCCAGGTCTACCATCTGAACCCCTATGTCCATGGAAGTGAGCTCCTGCTCCGCCTGAACCTTGTGTACAATGATTTTGATGATTGTGTGCAAAGTGTCCACCTTGTGGGTGATTACCTGGAGCACCTCCACCAAAGTATGTGTTTGCTGTACTCTGAGCACTATAAGCGTGGTGACTAAATCCGCCACCTGTATGGATATTCAAGTTACCACCTGATCCATTTCCGCTAACTCCACCACTGTGTTGGTTTTGTCTGTTTGCTCCGTGTCCACCACTTGCACTTACATATGGACCAAAACTAGAACCATTACCATTACCACCAGCACCGGAGTAGTATGTACCACCACCTCCACCACCAATGCTAACTGAAACTGAACTAATTCCTGTTACATCAATAAATTTTTCTGCATATCCGCCAGCAGCACCACCTTCTCCGTGGCCGCTTCCGCCACCACCAGCACCTTGTACTTGTACTCTAATGTATCGTACACCACTTGGTCTACTCCATGTACTATTACCTGTATAAACATTCATACTTGCAATACCATGTTGATCAGTAGTTAGTGCTGAGCCTGTGCTTCTTACAGCTCTATATGCTCCGCTACCACTGTTAATACCTAGACCACCTTGTGCAACTGATAATGCACCTGTTGCTTTAGCACTTCCAAGATCAACAGCACCTGTTGCCATTTCGTCAGACCCAACGGCTCCGGTAGCAATGTTTGTTCCTGTTACAGTTGTATTCGCTAAGTCTGCCTGAGCTAGACTACCGTCCACAATTGCAGCCCCTGTAACTTTTTTCAAACTTTGATAATCAAATGCCATTTTCTTCTATGCTCCTGTTAAATTGATGCTACTAACCAACCACTTGCTTCGTCAGTGTACTCTAGTGTAAATGATGCACCATTAGTACTTACAGTCATATTGTCGCTTGTACGCATAATTTTTTTACCGTTGGCTCCAACTGTTAAGTTATTACTACCAAATGTTCCTGAGTAATCTTGAAACTTAACTGTATCACCTTCGACTGGAGAACCCGGTAATGTTACCGTAACTGGTCCGCCTGCACTGTTAACAATATAGAATGTATTTGACATAGCTGCTGTTGCAGATGTAATTACTACTCTCGGTAATTCTCCAACTACGTGCCATTGTACCGCGTTATGGTTATAAATTTCTAAAATATTTTTAGAAGTATTATAATATAAAGCACCAGAGTTAGCACTAGGAGGGCGTTGAGCAGTAGTGCCAGATGCAATAACTGGCTGATCGTTAAGTCCTTGTCCTACTATTCTTCCCATGTTTATCTCTCCTTATGCTGTTGAAGTTTCAATACCTAAGCACACAGCTGATACGTTAATTGCGTTTGATCTTACAACAACGACCTTAGATGCGTCAAGCACTATACCTGTTCTTTCTAGTACACCGTTTGCAGAAATTTGAGAATCATATTCAATATAATCTGCGTCTGCTGGTGTTCCAGATGAACTAACTGCTATCCTTACTGTTGCAGCACTTGAAGACCTATTACAGATATTTACCGTTACTACGCTAAAGTGATCTGCAGGTACTGTGTATAGGGTAGTATCAGTAGCCGCTGCAAGGTCTGCTGTCCCTAAAATTCCTGTTGCCATTTTCTTTTTCTCCGTTTATATATTTCTAGTTTAAGAAGTACGACCAAGCAATTGGTAGTCCTCTAACTCCACCTTTGAAATTCATGTTAGCATTAACTTGAATTGGCGCTTGTGTAGTTGTAGTTATTTGTGTTCCAGCAATATAAATTGCACCTGCTGTAACACTATTTACGTTAAGTGATGCACCACCGCCACCAATTTGTGAACTGATGTAAGCCTTAATAGCTCTTTGTGTTGGTACAACACTATCACTATCTGCTGTGAAGAATGGGTCTGTACTAAATTCTTCAATTGAAGCAGATCCTCCACCTAGCGTAACTTCACCAAGTGTAAGTTCTTGTAGTCCTGCAATGTTAAATGCATCAGCATTCAATGTTGCAACACCAGTTGACTGTTCAACACTAAACAATCCACCAACTCTAAAGTTACCATCTTGGTCAGTTGCTGTGTAGAATACTCTACCACCAGCACGTTCCCTAGTTTCGTTAGCTTGTATTGGATCTTGTGTTGGAAGTCCTGGATAGTTGGTTTCAGTAAAGTTACCTGTACCAATATCTAGGAAGTCGTGTCCTGTTAAACGTACCTGCGAGTACTTAATTCTAGTTGTTACACTAGTACCGTGTGCAGGAACATTAATAACTTTCATGTCCGGTGATATTTGTAAGAAACATGTGTACGCACCTGGGTTTGTACCAAGTTGTGTTACAATGTTAACAAGTTTAAATGTTTCATTTGGTAAATGTCCAAACACAACATTTGATCCTGTTACCGGAATATCTGTAAGTTGTCTAACAGCAATGAACGTACCGCTTTGGAAGAAGTCAGCAAATCCATCACCACCTACTAAGTCAGCGGAAGCTGAAACATATCCAGTTCCTCTGCTAATAAATGTTGGGTTAGCTAACACACCATTACCAATTCTAACTACAAATGGTACAGCGTAAATTTCACTTGGGTCAGTAATTGTTAGTGTTGGAACACTATCGTATCCTGATCCAGGCTCTAATATTCTAACTGAAAAGATCTTGTTCTGTGCAACAAATGTTCTTGCTCTAGCAGTAACACCTAGTCTTGATCTTGAAGCAATTGCTCCTGATACAACTGGTATTGTTACCCAGTAACCTTTTCTATCTGATACACCAAATCCACATGCTTGGTAACCTTCACCTACTTGGTCTCCAGTTACACCTTCTAGTGATTTCCATGTCCAGTTAAATCCGTCTTGCGATGTAGCAACATCGTTAAAGCCGTCTAGTCCATCAATATATGCTGTAGCAACAAACTGCCCTTGTCCGTATTCAACTCTTTGCAATCCTGAAACTGCTGTTGAGTCTGGAGCACCCATTGGCATCGCTACCCATGTTGCGCCATCTAACGACATAGCACCTGTGTTTGTATCACTTGCAACTGCAACAAAGTGTCCGTTACCCCATGAAACATCTGTCCAAGCACTACTTGCTGGAAGTGTTGATGCTGTCCAAGTTACAGCGTCAGTTGAATATTCAACTGTATTTGAACTTGGTTTAATTGCTACAAACAATCCTTTACCGTATACAATTCTTGTATGTCCAGTGTTGTTAAGTGTTCCTGTAATATCCCACTCAACACCATCTAATGAAATAGCAACTGTAGCTGATCCTGCTTGTACTGCAACAAACTTGCCTTCGCCATATGTAACATCAGTCCATGTTCCACTTGATGGCATAGTAGCAGTTGACCATGTAACACCGTCATCGGAGTATGCTGCTGTTGCACTACCTGTTGCTACTGCAACAAATCTACTTTGCAATGCTACAGTTGATCCATCGTCGATCATTCCGTGTGCTATTGATGTCCAGTTAGCATTTGGCATAACGTTTGCTGTCCAAGTTTTACCATCGGTACTGTAAGCACCTGCTGCTGCACTTGATTTAACAGCTACCCATACACCTTCTTGAGCTTGTCCTGCTGTTTCAATTTCTAAAATTACACCGTTAGCATCTACTGACACAACTGTTACTGTAATATCGTTTGTGGTTGCTGCGCCGCCTACATTGTTACCAGCAATAGTAAATGTATCGTAACGTGTATATTTTGTTCCGCCACTTACAATTGTTGTAATGTATTTTCCACCGTTTTTAACAACTTGGAAACTAGCACCTGAACCACCACTGTTATTATATGTTGCACTTGGTAAGTAAACTCCTGTGCGTCCGCCATGCAATACATCTTGCCATGCACCACTTGTAGGAAGTGTTACACCTTCTGAACTATCAGTTGGAGCACTAAATACCGCTCTTGGTTCAACTGTGTATGTTGATGAAGCATCCGGAGCAACAATTGCTGTACCAGCTACAATGTGATCAAATCCAGCTGCGCCTGTTGACTCTTTAGTAACTCCTGCAATTTTAGTACCACTGTTATATGAAGCAATAATACCGTACTGTCCAACACCAGCACCACCTGTAACATTAACTCTCATACCAAGGTATGCTGAACTAATCTCTGCGTCTGTTGCAGCAAGTGTAATGCTTGTTGAAGAACCAGCCTGTGCAGTGTTTGAGTTAGTAATATAACCAAATCCACCGAAGTTACCATCTGCTTCTGGAGCATTAGTACTATCGTCTACGTTATCTTGTAGGAAAATTTGGTGTACACCGCCATCTCTAAATTCATCTGGCTCTGCTGTTGCACCTGTACCAGCACCTGAAATTAACCAACTTGCGTTAGTGTATTCGTTACCAGCATTATTAAATTCAAATGCGTAAACTTCTTGTGCGTTATCAGTTTGTACACTTCCAACTGTTGCTTCAAATTGGAATTTGTTATCAACAATTGCAGTGTTTGGAGTTTCAGTTGAATCAAATCCTTCTGCTACTGAACCAAAGTCACCGTAAGAGTTGTTACCGTTTGTACCTCTAATTCTACCACCGTTTTCTGACAAGTAACCTACGTGTGAGTAATATGTAAACACTGATACAAGCTCTGCTCTACCATTGTTTGTTACCCAAGCACCAATACCGTCTGATATAACCTGTGTAAAGTCGTTACTAACAATCGAATCGTTACCGCCGTTGTGTAGTGCGCCATCAATCTTTTGACCAATTGCACCAGCACCAAGTGTTGTTACGTTTTGTACGTATGGTGAACGTTCAATAATCCATGTTGAGAAATCATCTGGTCCATATCCTGGATCAAGTGATACATAAGCACCACCTGAAACTCTTGAAGTTCCTAATGCATTTGGAGCAAGTAAGTCACCTGCCATGTTTGCAAGAGTTTGGTTTCTAACACCTGTACCATTTCTTACGTAGTAGAAGTCTTCGCCATCTCTTACACCATGTACTGCGTTACCGTAGTATCTTGCAGCCATTAATGATTTGTAGTTACCGTGATATTGTATATCATACTTGAGTGCGTCAAGTATTCTATTCATATCTCTTTCACATTTCTCACTGCTGTAATCAAGCATAACAGTCATTGATCCTGTGTCATCATCAATTGACATTGGTGTCGAATCGTTTCTAGTTTTTGCAACTGTAAATTTAGTGCCTGAAATAATTTTGTTTACATAGTAAGTTACACCTGTTTCAAAACCATTTCCGCCTACTGTTGCTGGAGCACTTAATATTGTTCCGCTAACTTTAATTGCAGTACCAATTCTTAACCAACTAGTATCACTAATTGTTACAGCGTCATCTGATGCTGCTGTTGCAGTTGCAGTATCTTTGTA